GGTTTTGGTTCAGGCTTCTCTGTTGGGCTTGGTGTGGGTGTTGTTTCAGGTTCTGGTAAAGGACTAGGCTCTTGGGTAGGCTCAGGTTCTGGCGTTGGATCTGTAGTTGGTTCTGGAGTAGGCGTTGGTTCTGGAGTAGGCTCAGGTAAAGGAGTAGGTGTTGGTTCTGGTATTGTTGGCTCTGATGTGGGCGTGGGTGTTGGTTCTGGCGTGGGGGATGGCTCTACCGTTGGCTGTGGCTCTGGTTGGGGTGTCTGTGTGGGCTGTGGCTCTGGGGTTGGTGTGGGCGTTGGTGAAGGTTCTGGAGAAGCCGTAGGTACAATAATAGGTGTGATTGGTGTGCTTAGCCTTAGTACCTTACCCCATCCTGGACATGGATCTGTAAAGTTTTCATTGTTAGCAACAAAAGATGCTGTAGCATTTCCAGTAATAAATCCTGATACTGTTGAAGATACATCAAGTCCACAGGTGCCGTCTGGTGTTCCATACCAGGCACGTGGTGTAGCAAATACGTACCCATCTGGTGCACCAATTGTAACTGTCTGGTTTTCATCAAACTGAATCATCCACCAAGCAGGCTCTACCGTTTGCACGGAAGCAATATTTGATCTTGGTGAATAAATAGCCTCAGTATCATTATCTGCACGAATTGCAAACTGAAACTCATTTCCAAGTCCACCAGCACTATCCAAAACATTAAGTGGGATAGACACTGAGGTTTGATCGTGTGACCATGCCCACCCATTAGACTCAAAGTTTGTGGTAGACCACATGATTGCATATCTTTCTACAGTTATACCAGATAGGTTGGCTTCAGGTGCTGTCCAAGATAGATCAACGCTTGCACCGTTAATTACTGCTGTAAGGTTTGTAGGAGCATTTAGGTGTGGTGTAAGCTCTACTATCAGTGCTTCTAGTCTTGCTACCTCAGCAATAGCTGCTGTAAGCCTGTTCTGGGCTGCTGTTAAATTGGCAATATCAGTATTTAAGTCTGCCTGGGCTGACTGCAATGTCTGATAGGCAGCATCTTTGGCTGCTGTTTCTTCTGCACCATATGTATATGTATCTGGAGTAGTCTGAGTCATTGTAGCAATAAGTTGCACGTTATCCATTTCTGGACCAAATGCACCTGCCCAATATCCAGCATCCTGCATTCTAAAGCCAATGTCCCATCTAACAGCATCGTCAGATAGGGTATAAGTTGCACCCCTGGTAATCCAAGAGTCGTGCCATTGCGACCACTCAATGTTATAGTAGTTTAGCCTTGTACCAGCAGCATTGTAAGTACGAAATTCAATACGATAGTAGTCAGGGTTTGCTACTCTATTCCCCTCGTTGGTGTCATAGTTCCAAACATCCACAGCAAATGTTACCTGCCTTGTTGGGCTTGGGAATGTTCCTGTTTGCTGGATGTAGATACCTGCAGTATAAGATCCCTTGAGCTTGCCATTATAAATAATTGGTGATGCCCCAGTTCCGTAAACTGAGTTGCTTGCAATTACGTTTGACCACCCAGCAGTGCTATCAAATGTACCGTTCTGAACCACATTTTCTGTAGTGGTGGTGCTAGTTCCAGAAACGGTTACTCTGGTAGCCTCCCATGCAACTAGAGCAGCACTGTAGCTTGCTTGAGCCTCATCTTTGATGGCAGAGGAAACACTCACCTGATCGCTAGCAGATTGCACCTCTGCAGATGCACTAACAACTTCTTGCTGTGCCAAAACCAAGGCAGCCTGTGCCTCTTCTAATGTCATAGTAGTTGCTGATGCTGGGGTTGCAAAAAACAATGGCATGAAAGCCAGTGCTATAGCAAATACTGATCTTCCTACTTTACTACCAGTAATAGTATCACTCCAATGCTAGTGGGGTTTCTAGCAAATTAATTATAACATTTATTTAAAAAAAGAGGCACCGCCTAAGCGATGCCCCTTAATTTGATAGAATATTACTTAACGTACTTAAGCTTATTCTTTGGATTTGCCTTGTTCCACTTCTGGACAAGCTTGTTGTACTGCCACTTTAGCTTACGCACTGCCTTCTCAGCATCTGCCTTTGCAGCAGCCACAGAGTCACGATCTGCCTTGACAGCAGTCAGGTCAGCAGTTAGAGTAGCTACAGCTGCTAGTGCAGTCGCAAGCTCATTCTCTAGGTTGCGTGGCTGAGTTACAGCAATTGTGGCATTAGCAGAAGAGCTTGCTGCCCAAGCTGTTACACGAACAGAACCAGAGGTTGGTAGTGTTACTACGTTGCTTACAGTGCCATTTGCACCAGTGGTCACAGTGGTGTTAGTAATTACACCATTAGTATCAACAATTAGGTTTACAGAACCGCTAGCCTTAGCATTACCATACTTATCAAAAGCAGACACTACTACAGACTGAGTTGATCCTGCAACACCAGAAGTAGGAGCAGATAGTCCTACCTTTGCTACGGCACCTGGAGTACCAACAACGTAGTATGTTGTAGTAGTGTTACCAACAGTAACTACTACAGAGCCAGTAGCTGCAGTCTTTGTGAATACAAAGAATTCTGCGGATGTTCCAGTACCGCTGTTTACAGCGACAGTTGCAGAACCACTTGCTACAGTTGCAGCAGAAAGGGTGGATAGCAATAGTGCGTTAGTAGCAGTAGCCGATACGGTGGTGTTGTTTGCAATTCCAGAAACAGAAATGCTTAGTGCATTGGATACAGTAACGTTGTCGTCAGCTGGTACTGGTAGAGCAATTGCAGTTGCAGCAGTTGTCCCAGTGTTCTGAGCAACAGTATTTACTGTAAGTGTTTGGGTGGCTGCGTGAGCTGGCAACCCAGAAACTAGACCTGCTACCAATGCGATAACAGCTCCAATAGTTAGCTTCTTAGATGAAGTCATATTGTTTTTTGCCTTTCAATATATGGTTTATGGCGTGCTAGAGCAGCACTGCCCAATGATATAACCTTTACAGTATACCAGATTATACAGATCCTGTCAACTAGAAATCCCAGTCATCGTCAGTAGTAGACTCGTGCTTACCAATAACGTAAGAAGAGCCAGAGCCAGAGAAGAAGTCGTGGTTCTCGTCTGAGTTTGGTGACAGGGCTGAAAGAATAGCAGCACTAACATCTGTAGCCTCTTTTGGAAATAATGGATCAAATCCCAAATTCATAAGAGCCTTATTTGCATTATAGTGCAAGAATTTCTTTACATCAGCAGTTAGACCAACCTCATCGTACAGGTCTGCCGTGTACTTAATCTCATTATCGTATAGCTCCATTAACAATGTATAGGCATAGTCCTTTAAATCTGCCTGGTCATTCCAGTCAAGCTTGTTGTAGGCCTGCTGGAATTTGTAGCCAATATAATAGCCATGCACTGCCTCGTCTCTAATGATAAGTCTAATTAGATCAGCAGTGTTGGTTAGCTTGGCACGTGAGGATAACCACATGGGCCAGTAGAACCCACTATAGAAGAGGAATGACTCTAGTAGTGTAGAGGCAATTTTACGCTTTAGTGGATCATCACCATGATACCTATCAAGGACAATCTGTGCCTTCTTCTGCAGGTATGGGTTGTCCTCTGACCAACGGAATGCATCCTCAATCTCCTGTGTAGAGGTTAGTGTAGAGAATACGCTTGAGTATGACTTAGCATGTACTGATTCCATGAAAGCAATGTTTGTAATGACTGCTTCCTCATGCTGAGTGATAGCATCTGGAATAAGAGATACTGCACCTACAGTACCCTGGATGGTGTCCAGCATTGTTAGCCCAGTGAACACACGCATAGTAAGTAGCTTTTCGTTATCACGAAGAGTGCTCCAGGACTGAATGTCATTGGATAGTGGCACTTTCTCAGGCAGCCAGAAGTTGGCAGTTAGCCTGTTCCAAACATCTAGATCTACCTGGTCTTCAATCTTGTTCCAGTTGACTGGTCTTGTTATAGCTGACATGATACACATCCTTCAATTTCTGTTCCTTCTAGTGCATTCTGCCTAATGCGAATGTAATAGATAGTCTTAATACCCTTCTTCCATGCATAGATTTGTGCACGGTTTACGTCACGAGTGGTGGCGGTGTCCTTGAAGAACAGGGTTAGTGATAGACCCTGGTCAACGTGCTGCTGAGCTGCTGCATATACGTCAATGATCTTTTCAGGGCCAATCTCATAAGCATCCTGGAAGTACTCACGGTTATCGTTAGTCAAGAACGGTGCTGGATAATAAACACGACCCATCTTTCCTTCCTTACGAATCTCAATCTGAGAAGCGATAGGGTGAATAGATGATGTTGAGTTGTTGATGTAGGAGATTGAACCAGTTGGTGGCACTGCCTGCAGGTTCTGGTTGTACAAACCAAATGCCATTACATTGTTTGCAAGATACTGCCAATCTTCCTTAGTTGGAATATGAATACCTGCGTCTTCAAAAATCTTAGCAACCCTATCTGTCTTTGGCTTCCATTCATTAGCAATATACTTAACAAAGAAGGTGCCATCAGCATACTTGGATTTATCAAATCCATCAAATGGGCTTCCTGTTTCTACTGCTAGCTTGTTTGACGCACGCAATGCATAGTAAAGAACCGTATAGAAGTACATGTTAGTAAAGTCAACAGACTCTTCATCACCATAGTGCATCTCTTCCTTACCAAAGTAACCGTGCAGGTTCATCTGACCAAGACCAATTGCACGAGACTTGCGATTACCCTCAGCAACTGACATTACAGAATCAATATATGACTGCTCAGATACTGATGTCAAAGCACGTATTGCAACCTCCACTGACTTTCCAAAATCAGGTGATTGCATTGCCTTAGCAATGTTTAGTGATCCTAGGTTACAGGAAATATCCTTACCAATCTCCTTGTAGGACATGTCATTGTTATATGTAGTAGGTGTGTTTACCTGTAGAATCTCAGAGCATAGGTTAGACATGTTAATACGTCCATCAATTGGGTTGGCATTATTTACAGTATCTTCGTATACAATGTATGGATACCCTGACTCAAACTGGATCTCTGCAATACGCTCAAACAACTCACGAGCCTTGATCTTGGACTTGCGTACCCTGCCATCGTCTACCAGGGTCTGATACATCTCTGTAATAGAAATGTCTGACATTGGCTTGCCATAGAAACGCTCTACGTCATACGGAGAGAATAGATACATATCGTCACCATTCTTAGCAAGCTCAAGAGTGATGTCTGGAATAACAACTCCAAGGCTGAGGGTCTTGATACGAATCTTCTCGTCAGCGTTCTCACGCTTGGTGTCTAGGAATCGCATGATGTCTGGGTGATGAGCGTTTAGGTAGACGGCACCTGCACCCTGGCGAGCACCTAGCTGGTTGGCGTAGGAGAATGCATCCTCCAGCATCTTCATTACAGGAATGATACCTGAAGACTGGTTCTCAATCTTTTTGATTGGTGCACCTAGCTCACGAATGTTTGTAAGGTTAAGGCCTACTCCACCACCACGCTTAGACAGCTGAAGAGAGGATGTGACTGCACGAGCAATTGACTCCATGTTATCCTCAACACGTAGCAAGAAGCAAGAGACATATTCTCCACGCTGCTTCTTACCTGCGTTTAGGAATGTAGGGGTAGCTGGCTGGAAACGACCTGAGATAATCTCATCTACCAAATCCTTAGCAAGCTCTTTGTCTCCACGAGCAAGCATAAGGGCATTCATTACAACACGATCCTCAAACCGCTCTAGATAACGCTCACCATCAAAGGTCTTTAGGGCATACTGAGTGTAGAACTTATAGGCACCAACAAATGTTGGAAAACGAAACTTATAAGAATAGGCATGCTTAAATAAATTCTTGATATCTTCAAACTCGTACTGATTCAAAACCTCTGTCTCGTAGTAGTCGTTCTCAACAAGGTATCCAATCTTTTCCTCAAGGCTGTGGAAGAAGACAGTGTTCTGGTTTACGTGGTCAAGGAAGTAGGCCCTTGCTGCCTCCTTATCTTTGTCAAACTGAATTTTGCCATTTACATCATAAATGTTCAACATAGCGTTTAGCTCATGATAGCTAATCTTGTGTTCCATACAATAACTCCAACCTATTCTTTACTAGTTCTACATCGTAAGGTGTGCCCAACAACTCTACCCTGGCAATAATTGGTTTGCCAGTTTTAGCAGAAATCATATCTGCAGCCTTACAATAATGTTCGCCAAAGTTTGTGTTACCAGTGCCAACGACACCACGTAACAAATCCCTATTGGCAGGATTGTTTAAAAATACTTTTACTGATTTTGGGATAGCAGGCGATTCGCTGCCACCACCATAAGTTGGTACAACGAGTACATACTCACGATCCACAGTGAGGTCCCTAGCATCGCTAGGCTTAATTGGAATACGAATTCCTGCATCTGTCAACTTCTCCACAAAACGTTTAGTGTTTTCTGAGTAATTTGAAAAGTAAACGAGAGCAATTGGTAGCACTCTCATCTCCTTTAAATTACTTCAAACCTTGATACAAAATCTTCCAACTCTTTGCGTTGGCTGGGTTTATATTGTATCACGTTTTTAGGCTGTTCCTCAAGTGTAGATTTTGGCCTATCCCTAAACGTGTGAACTTCAATTTCCTGATTTAAGTTTCTAGGAGTGTTTGCAATGGCACCATAAATAGATCCACAAACAGCATCTGCAAGGTCCTTGGACTTTTTGCGTGGGTGGTCTACTTTGTTATCCTTAATGATCTTAAGCTCAGTAAGCTCTTCAAACAATAGCTCAATAGCTGGCATGATTAATCTTTCTTCATAGATTAGCATAGCCATATCTTCATAGTGCTTCTTTGCTACAGATACCGTCTCAGTCCTCATACCAATTGACTGAAGTTCATTCTGAATATCAAATGATTGCCAGCGGTCAAACGAAACCTTTCCAATATTAAATCCAATACGTCTAAGGTTTTGTATCCATTGCTTCACCTCTGATAGATCTACTGGCCCCTCAATCCTTGGTTCCCACCAAGCTACAGCATCTACTACAACAATTGGAGCGATCTGCTCATAGTCCTTGATTACTTGAATGTTAACCCACTTCTCTACGTGAGAAATTGCAACAGCACACTTGTCATGCTTCTGTGCAAGGTCAGCATGGACGTAATAGATCTTATCTGGATCTGGCTTAAATGTTTCCTCAAACCGTCTAAACTGATCTAGCGGATTTCTGATGGTCATGGCATTACGGACTTTGTCACGCTGCTTAAAGAAAGCATCTGATGCAAACGTTGGCACGCAGGCGAAACGCTGCATAGCATCACCCATATCAGTAAAGAATGCAAGCTTGAAATCATCAATCTTACGAGTAGGGTTTACTACCCAGGTTGGACGCTTAAGTGCAAACATTCCAGGATACCTATAGTTTAAGATTGTATCTTCATCCCAAGAGATTTCAAGAGAGTTTCCCTCTGCATCTTCTGGCAGGTCTGGATTCATAATAAACTTATGAGTCTTTGTAATGACATCCTTGTCAGCAATAACTGCATCGTATCTTGTAGAGATAAAGTCTCCTGGGAAACGTGGGAAGGATAGTAGTGCTACCTTGCCAAGATCTGGGAAACGTGAGTCTACGGATGCACGGAAGGCTTTATAGATGTTATCTGCTGTTTTACCCTGGTCGTTTCCTGTCCCAATCTCAGTAGCAAATCCAGAGATCTCATCAAGTACTGCAAGGATAAGATTAAGACCCTCATGGGATTCCCTCTCTGAGTGTCCAGAGTATACTGTAATAGATTTGTCAAATTCAATTGACTCAGCTTTAGCGTAAAACTTTCCTGCGAACCATGGAGACTTCTCAATTTTAGTTTTAAACCCTTTAAAAAAGACGTTCTTGGCCTGTTGTGCGTTAATTGCAACGTTAATGATATCAATGGCATCACCAGAAGGTTTGCCAAAATAGCGTGCTGGATCTTTAAGGCATAGAAGTTTGTATACAATGTAGCTACACGCCACTGTGGACGTAAAGTCTTTTCCAGACCCCTTACCCAACTGGAGAATGACTTCATTTTTTGTATACTTGTTATAATATCTTGCTCCTTCTTCTGCTCCCAATAGGTCAATCAAATCCTCTTTCTTATAGATCTGACTCATAGCCTCTACAATGTCATACTGAATATCTGACAATGGTGGCTGGTTGAGATACTCCTCACCCTCTACAAATGTTTTGGCATCTACAGGGATCTCTGCAAAAACGTCAGATTTAAGAGCATCTAAAAAATCATCAAACATTACTGACTCACAATCGTAACTGTTTCGCCCTGCTTCATAGCCTGAGATAGTCGTCTCATAATCTTATCCCTAACCTCTGGATGCTCTGCAGCAATGTCTTTTAGAATTCCAATAAGAACTTCCTGGCGTTCCTCAATCTGCATCATCTCTTCAGCAAGCTCTTTATTTTCTAGTAGTCCTGCTTTCTGTAGCATATCAATGCGTGTACGCTCTAGGTCCATGACCAACTTGATGCCTGCGGTTTTAGCAGAAAGGTTTGCAGTTGTAGTTGCCTCATCAATAACCTCATAGGCCTTGCTGATTAGCTTTGAGTAGTGTGTGTCTGCACCCACCAGGGCTTCCTTGGCACGTGCACGGATAGCAGCATTGTCAGATGCCATCTGTCGCCACTCATTAATGTATCCAACAACCTTTTGCCTAGGAATGGATAGCTCTTTAGAGATTTGTGTTTCAGGAGTTCCTGCCAAATACTTTTCTACAACCTTGTTAACCTGATCAAGGTGTTCTACTGTTAGATCTTCAAATGACACGCTTTGCCCTCTTCCTCTTCTGTGGAATACGCTTAACCCTGTCTTGCTTAAAGGCACGAAATTGCTGTGCACTGCCACGGAATATTTCAAAGCAGTCTACCCAGGTGGAGCCAGTCTTCGTATTTGTTGTAACACCAACAAACTTAAACTTGACACCATACTCACCCTTTACTTTGATTATGTCTCCAGCCTCAATTGTGAATCCATCAACCTCTAGGTATGGGATGGTTTCAAAATTAGTTGGTTTTGCCTCAGCAACCTTAGAGCGTCTTGCCATTATCTTCGTGACTTCCTTAATCCAAACTTTGCAAGGTAAACATAGATTGTTTCCAAGCTGACCCCACATTCCTGTGCAATCTGTTCTGGCGTCTTCTTATCAATATGAAAACGCTTCTTGAGCCAAAGCTCATTTGTATATAGTTTAGCAGATTTAGCCATTTTTGTCAATCCCCCAACTTTTCCCAATTACGTACTGCATAGTGTCCAATACCAATTGCATCCGCAACATCGTTATCTGATATGTTTTTGTCATAGTTAATATTAACAAAATTTATAGTTTTTTGTTTGCGGATTTCTCTCTCTTGAGCTTTATACCATGAATCACTTTTACCTGGATTCTTAGATCTAAGAGCAAGCTTTTCATCTTTAGTTAGTTTGCCATTTCCAATAAATGTTTGCCAAGCAATTGGGTTAATGGTTTTAACAAGGTGTATCCCAGCAGATCCAATGATCCCACCCTGCACCATTGCTAGATCATTCATTGTCTTTGGACTATTTAAATAAACGGTGTGCTCAATAACTATTGCATCAATCTTGAAGTGACCCAAAAACTTTCCAGTCTTTTTAGCAGCATCAATAACCTTTGCAAAAGTTGTTTTGCCAGAAAACTTAATTTTTCCGCACGCTTTCAATTCAGCATCCTCAAAAATAGCAAATGCCAAGCTATTAGTGCTTGCGTCAATTGAACATATTGACTTTGGCTTGGCGTGTATTGCCTTAAGTATCTTTTCCATGAAAAAGATCCTTTATGTCTTTTAGTGCACGACTAAGGTCCTTTGGATTTATGGCACACTTTGAACAAAGCGGTTCATCGTTGTACACTGATAGAGGACCATTACAGTTTTTGCACTCTCTGGTTTTACCAACTCTTCTGGCTGCCCTGGTTTGAGCATAACGCTGAGCTATCTTTTCACGAGTGGCTTCCTCTCTGCAGATAGCAGAGCAATAAATCTGATACGATACCCCAGTGGTGAATTGATTGTCACACCATTGGCAATGCTTGTTTTTCATCTAGTGGCTCCAAGGACTTAATCTTAATCTCTCCCTTACCAGCCAGATCGCAAGCATCCTTAATAGGACAAGTCTTACAAATCTTTGAATTAGAGCGATAGTTCTTTTCAGGAAGCGTTCTTGCTGTCCATGCACTTCTGACTTCTCTCATCCATTCAAATGTCTGGTTTACCCACTTGATGTAATAATCGCTGATCTCAACTGGGAATACCAGCAAGTCATGATTATTTTTGTTTTCATAAATAAGCACTGCCTCAGTCTTATTTAGAATCTTCATATAAATTAGCAACTGTACAAGGTGGCCTAGCTTTGGCTTACCAGATGTCTTACGGTATTCAAAACCTTCGTTTGGCATTGTCTTGATTTCACCAAGCAGCTCCTTGCCTTCCCAGTTAAGCATTACGTCACCAAAACCAAAGATTGGTGGATCATTGTATGTCACCTTAAACTCTGAATCAATAAGGAATCCATCAACGTTCCCCATAGCCTCCTGAATACGTTCATGAGACTTTGTTCCAGATGTCATATTTGCTGCACCATAAGCATCAGCATTATCCTCAAAGGTGGCTCCATCAAATGCGATGTACCAGTATCTTGGACACTCCCCATGAGAGTATGCAATTGTGCTTGGTGCAAATGTCTTCTTTTGCTGGTGCTTTGCTATTCTCTTTACGGTATAACCTGAATTAATTTTCTCAATCAATGCCTGAGTGTCTAGAAAGCTTTTCTTTGGTGTAAGCTCTGCCTTGAGCATAACCTGACTTAGTAAATTTTTTGCCATAATTAATTACCTAACAATATACTTTAGTGCTGATACTAGGTCTGTGATAGCCTCATGTGCAGTAAAGTAAATATTCTTCTTCTCTCTGTTTCCTTTGTCAACGTTTACCATCCAGGTTGCCCTAAATGCCATTTTGGCTGCGATAGCCTGTAGCCTTACAATTTCCAATGTTGCAACCTGTAGTGGGATGTCTGGCTTTAGAATTAGTTTCGCAACGACAGTCAATGCCTGAGTTAGCTCTTCATCTTGCATGAAATCAGCAATTTCCGATAGTCCATTGACCATGTCTAGTGTGGTCTTTTCTTGCTCCATTATCAGTTGCTTTCGTTATAGATTTTCATTAACTGGTCTCGTCTCTCAATGAGGGGCATATAGTGCTCATCCCCAAGTGAATTTGGTTCTGAGCCAATCACACTAAAGTGACAGAAGATCATATCAGTGTGATCTGACATATCAAACTTTGCCTTCTCACGCCAGTGAACCTGGTGGGTTCCAGAGAAAATGATTGCTTGATTATCTTTTAGTGTAAAGCTCTTTCCCTCAACCACAATTGGCCAATCAATAGTTGACTCAACCTGGATGTCAAAAGTAATCCTTGGCTCCTTAAAAGTTTCATCTAAGTGTGGGAATAGTTTTGGCTCAACGTCCCCGCTTCCAAACTTTGAATACCTAGCAAAAGAAAGCTCTCTAAGCTCTAGGTCTAGCCCAGTCTCAGCTCTTGCAATCTCAGTAACCTTCTTGACAATATTGTCTGGTAACCAAGACAGATATGCTAAATGACTAAAGTCTTTAACGTACATCCGCTTGTCTTCTGGGGTTTCCCCAACATGCTTGTAGATCTGGTTGATCTCGTTTGTAGTGAAGATATTATCTACTACCTTGTTTTCGTATGTAAAACTCATCTTATTATTATACACTATAATCGCCTACCCCTCAACTAAGCCAAAGACATTTGTAGGGATATTTAGCTTTAATCCGTCAGAATTGTACTGATCCCAGGCTGCCTGCATTCTTGGGTTAGCGTTTAGTGTTTCCTGATAGACTTTTCTTTGTTCTGGATAGTTCATTCCTAGAGGGTCATCCAAGCCAACGAATCTCCAGTTGTCTAGTGGCGAATAATTAATAGTCAAAATTTCTGTATATTCTCCTGGCTTCCATGTACGCTTTGGCCTCCAGTGAATTTGATTAACAGCACTAAACACCACAGCATCACCAGTCTTTAGAGAGTATGGAACCCCATCAACGTAAATATCCCAATCAATGTTTCCACCTATCTGATAATTAAATGTAATTAGCGTCTCAGCTGCATCAATGTGGGGTGGCAAAGACGGAGCTGTAACTCCATCACTATACTCAAGGCTATAGCCTAAATAGCTATAGTGTGACATGGCAATATCTTCTGAGTACATTGGCTTTATGATAGAGTCAATAGTATTAAGAGATGACTCTGGCATTTCAAATTCAATTACTACTCTAGCTAAGTCTGGCATAACCCTTGGAACAAACCTACTGGTTCCAACAATTGGATCCGCAATGTTGTGGATACCAAAATGACTAATCTGATTATCAAGCAGATATCTAATTTCTGCAATCTGATCATGCGATAGTGGGTCTTCTAGATATACTGGCAATATAGAATTATACTTTTCCATCGTAGTTAAAAACTCGTGCATCTTACCTGGCTGTCTCATAAAACTATTATACCTCATCAATCAGTTGTTCAAGAAGCTCAAGCTCTATGATGGCTAGCCTAGTTTTTCTTCTGCCCTCGCCAAGCACAACAAAAATAGCAGGATCGTTTCCATTACGCAGAGCATCAGTAACTGCCTTAGCCCAGTTGTCCTGATTAACGGTAAATCCCTTTGGGTATTCTTTGAAGTCTACGGTGAAGTTATGCCAAGTTGCATCACCCTTCTTAATGCCACGGCCACTATTCTTAATGGACTTGGCACCAAGACGCTTAATCTCTGATCTCTCGCTCATAATCTTTCTTTGTCTTTTTTGTATTTAGTGAAACTTTAGACATGTGATTTTTTGAACAAAGCCAAGTTAGGTCCTTAGTCTCTGGATAAAATCGTAATGTACTAACAACTTCTTTGCATGTGTGGCAGGGAAACTTGCCCTGATATACATCATACTTAGCCATTTAGTTTTGACCTTAGCTCTTCCTGGTATTCTTTATTTGCCTTTACATACTCTACAAAAGCATCTCTACCCTGAATCTTATCGCCATTTGCTAACTTATACCAAGCACCTGTACGATCTACCAAACCATTCATTTCAGCAGTGTCTACCAAGTCAGCAATTGTATCTATACCAATAAGATCTCCCCTGAAGTAAAAGTCATACTCTCCGCTATCGCCTGGTGCTGAGGTCTTAGAGTTGGTAACTTCCCAACGAACCCTACGACCTACCTTTTGCTCAATAAGCTTGTCTCCAACTGGAATCTTAGCCTTGATAGCTTGAGAGTCTGACGTAGAAGAGAACAGCTTAATAATTGTAGATGAGAGATACTGAGTGGTAAGTCCACCAGTTGGCTGTTGCTGAGTGTACATTGCAGTAATGTTATTGCGTGCCTGAGAAATAGCAATAACAAGTGCTGGCTTCTCTTGGTTATTTGCATAGTTAATCATTAGCCATGCGTGAGATAGATCCTTAGACGTTGCACCAATTTGCTTGGTCTGATCTAACTGCTTTAGCTCGTCAGAGTCTTTCTCAAAGAATACCGCTGGCAACAGAGTACTAATACTGTCAATCACAATAAGGTCTACTCCAGCCTTTAGCAATGCTACCGTGACGTCAGTCATGTCGTTTACGCTACGTGCCTCTGAGTAAATAAGCTGTGATGTGTCCACCCCTAGCTTCTTTGCCCAAGACTCATCGTAGGACATTTCTGCATCTACCCAAGCACAAAGCTTTCCTTCTTTCTGTGCCATGCCAATCATCTGCAAGCACATAGATGACTTAGCACTAGACTTACTGCCCCATAGGAGAACCTGCCTGCCATATGGTAGACCACCACCCAAAGCTTTGTTTAGTCCAGGGCTTGGCGTTGGCTGAAACTCAGTCTCAATACCAACTGCTGGCTGTACTCGTTTTCTTAGCTTTGGATCAAGCATTGCCATCGCTTCCTCAATTGTTGTCATTTACATCCTCCATAATTACTGTTCCGTCCTTTGTTTTAGCAAAAGAGAACACATAAGCGTTGCCCTCTTTAATCTTCATATATGCCTTTGCAAACTGAGTTGGAAATACTGTTACAGAGTGTAGCTCTCTAGCGGTATCTGCCAGCACAAGGTAGGCCATCTTCTTTCCAGCCTTTGTTACACGTGGCTTAAAAGATACTACAAACATTTCGTCATCCTTATATGGCAACTGCTTATAGTTTAAATATTTAATCAGTGCTGAGTCAATCTTTCCAACCTCATCTGCTGGCATGGCAGAAAGAACCCTATTGTCACTAGCAAGAATAATGTATGTCTTTCCTGGCTCAATAGTTGTCTGCTCATCATCAAATATGCCAACAGATCCTGTCTTGTCCAATACCTCTACACGAGACCATCCCTTGCCACGCTTGATTGCCTTTACCATTCCCATGACAATGAATGAACCCTTTTCCTCATACTCTTCTATATCATTCATAAACGCATAGAAGTGCTGTGGAATAGAAGTGTTAAACTCAGGTAGGTTCAGATACTCGTACAGGTTCTCACGAATCTCGTCATCGTTTCTTGGATTATCCTGGAAGGTTGCAGCACCAACAAGACGAAGAGCCTGAAGTGCACGAGAGTTGACCCCATTACCCTTACCAAAAGTAAATTCCTCTAGCTCTTTATATGAATTGAATGGGCGTGCTGCAATGTACTTCTCAGCAATATTATCAGAGATGTATTTGATGCCAGTAAGCCCAAAGCGAATTCCCTTGCCCTCAATCTTGAAGTCAGCATCTGAGTCGTTGATGTGTGGCAGCTTGATAGATATTCCCATACGCTTTGCCTCAATCAAATACTCAGTACGTGCATCCTTGTCCTTCTCGTTCTTAAGGATAGAATACATAAACTCAATTGGGTAGTATGTCTTTAGCCATGCTGTCCAGTATGATAGCGTTGAGTAGGCTACAGCGTGAGACTTGTTAAACGAGTACCCTGCGTGAGCCTCAAAGTCTGTCCATAGCTCTTCTGCAACGTTTGGTGACACATACTGAGATGCACCCTTTACGAACTTGTCCTTAAATTGGTCAAATTCCTTAGCATCCTTCTTCTTACCAATGATCTTACGAACCTTATCAGCCTCAGCCATTGACATACCGCCAAGCTCTGTACATGCAAGCATAACCTGCTCCTGGTACAGAATGCAGCCATAGGTCTCTTGAGTAAACGCCTTCATCTTCTGGTGGTGATATGCAAGATTC